GTCTGAGTCTGTACCTGTGTCTCAGCAAGGGAATGTGTCTGAGTCTGTACCTGTGTCTCAGCAAGGGAATGTGTCTGAGTCTGTACCTGTGTCTCAGCAAGGGAATGTGTCTGTACACGATATAGTGACAAAGCCAGAAATAGATAAAAAGAAAAAGATAGATAAAAAGAAAAAGATAGATAAAAAGATAGATAAAAATAAAGACACGTCGACAGAGACATATATACCTCTAAATGAAAATGATGTTGAAATATCAGAAAATAAAGTAATTACTATTAATGGATTTTTTATAGGAGATAAAGATATTAATGGGAGTGATAATAATTCATTTTTTAATATTAAAAAATACAAAAAAAAATGTTTTTTCAATAATGATTTATGTAATGTTATTAATGATTGTAAGTTTAAACAAGATTTCTTAAGTTCAGACAAAGGATATGATATAGATTATGATAGTAATACAATTAATGTATATAAACATATGAAATTATCAGTTATTCTTGAAAATTTGCCAGTAGATAAATATTATACAGATTTTAAAATTAAAAATTATTATTTATATGAAAATATAAATCAAAAAATAACTAAAAATATAGAAGATATTGATAAGAAAATATCTTCTGTTTTTTCTTACAATGAATCTAACATTATTGATAATAAAGATAGTGCTTATTTTAATATATATAATATATATTTAATAAATTTAAGTCATAATAAAAAATTTGATGATAAATATTTAGAGTATTTTTTTGAAAATATTGATAACATTAATGAAAATACTAAATGTAATAATGATGATAATAGTAGCGATAAACAGTATATATATGAAAAAACAATTAAAATAATTTGTGATTATTTTAATAATAAAGATTTTGTAAATACAACAACTGAAAATTTAAATGATATTATTAAAGATAAACAACAAAAAAATAAATATATAAATGTTATAAAAGATGTCATCGAAATATACAACCCTAATAATTTTATTTATATAATACATCAAATATTATATGATAAAAAAAAAAATAAAGTTACTATATTCGAATTATTTATTAGAAGTATAAATAAAATTATAAAAATAGAAAAAATTAATAATAGTAAAGATTTTTTAAGTTTATTTAATGATAGATATGTATTAGATAATTTAGTTATAATTTTATCATATTTTGATAATAATTATGATGATAATAATAACTTATGGTATATGTTATTTAATCAAAATTATGATGATTATTCATTATTTAATTATGTAAAATATGATAAATATAAAAAATTAATAGCTTTATTTAATTCACGTTATAAAATTGATTTAAATAAAGAAATAATTAATATTGGAAAAAGTATAAGTTATATTCATAAAGGTCCTAATGATGAAGAAGATATACATTTTAAAAGTATAAATGAAAATGATGAATTTATTGATGAAAAATATAATGAAAAAATTGATATTGATATTATAAAATCTGAAAAAACATATAATCATTATAATATTTTTGATATTCAATATATAATAAATAGTGTTTTTCCAAATATTATGACAGATTTTACACCTAATATAAGTCAGAACCTTTTATTTTTTAAGGGTCGTGTTACTAAATTAAATACTCATAAAATAATAGATCCATATTATTACTATAAATTATTCATTGAACGTTCTCATAAAACAAAATTAAACAAATTTATAATTAGTGCACTTATAACATTTAAAAATACATTAATTAAAGACGATTTTAAAGAAAAACATCTTGAATATTTCATAAAAAATAGAGGTGATAATGATAATATTAAACATTTTTCTAGAATTGCTATATTTTTAGATTTATTTAATGACAACAAATTAGAATATAATTTTTTTCAACGTAACAAAACAATTAATAGAGATTTTACGAAACATAAAAAAGATGATAATAAATTTGAAAATTGGAAAATACCAATAAAACGAATTATATATATATTAAAAAATGAAGAAAATTATAAAAATCATTATTTAACATATTTTAATTTAATAAATGAAATTTGTGATGTTCTAATTGGTGATAAGTTTAAAAAAATATTTCCAAAAAAAAATCAAGAAATATCTTTAAATACTTTAAATGAATTGCCATTATATTTTCTTGCGAATAATGATGATGGTATATATTCAATAGATGTCGATAAAACTTATCTCGAAGATAATGAAATTTCATATAAAAAAGAGAATAACTCTATAAATCAAAATAAAAAATATATACTTGGTAGTGATAGCTATAATAAAGAAATTATTAAAAATAATGAAATTTCATTATTATATAATGAAAAATATATTGATGATTATACTGATAATAATAAATATCTAGAAATAAAAATAAATGGTGTTTTTAATGATATATTTTTTAACGGTACTTATCTAATAACACCATTAAAATTTATTAGTATTAATAAAGAAGATAATTATGATTTTTTGGATGATAGTGTTATATATTTAAATATTGATTCACTTCATAAAGAAGAACTTTACATATTATTATATAATGCATCTAATAAATCAATATATTTATTGAAGAAATATAAAGAAAAAAAAAATATATATTTTAAGTTATATTATCAAGACGAATCGTACTTATTATATGACGAAATAGATAAAAGATTTGTTAAAAATATATCTAATAATAATAGTGATATTAAAATTACTTTTAATAGTAATATCGAATCCGTTATTATATTATGTAAAAAATTTATAGATAATTTAAAAGAAGAAAATGAAAAAAATACTTCTAATAATATTGGATATATAAAAGAATTTTTTTCATTATTAACAAATTATAATAATAATAATAATAATAATTTCATTACTTTAAGTTATAATACTATTTCTAAAAAATATATCGAAGAATTAGATAAAAAAAATAAAAATTATGAAAATAATATTAATAAGCTTGAACAAATTTATATAGATATAGTAAATTTAAATAATAAAAAAAATGCTATATTTGATAGTTTAAAAGTAACTAAAATAAATAATAATAATATTAAATCTATTTTATTTATATCTTATAATAAATATTTAAATGAAATACATTATTTAAATAAAAATTTAAATAATATTTATAATGATAATCTATATCTATCTATTTATAATGGTAATCGATATCTATCTATGAATACTACATTATTCAATAAATATAAAGAAAAATTTAAGCGTTTAATTACTTATGGTGAAAAGCAATTAATTTATTCTCAAAATAAAGAAAATATGGATTTTTCAGAAATATTAGATAACTTTGAAAGTATTGATAAACCATATCAAACGAGTTTGGAAATTAAAAAAATTATAGAATATAAAAAAAAATATAACGAATATTTTGAATCCATTGAAATATTAAGGATAAAATTAAATGATTTTGAAAAAAAAAATTTATCTATTGATTTAAAGCTAATTCCTCCAAGTAGTAAAATAACTTACGAATATTTTAAATTAAATAATATTCTATTTAATATGTATTTAGTAGATTATAAAAATTTTTTATTTAAGTTAAAAAAATATAAAACAGATTATTTAGATAAATTTTTAAATGATATAATAATGCAAAAAAATAAAATTGATAATATACAAAATGGTAAGGATATTGATAGTCGAATTGAATATATTATTAAAGAATTTGATACAATATCAAATAAATTTAATAATATAACTAAAATGTTTTTAGATAATAATATATTTGAATATTATTTAAAAACTACAACTTATCGAAGATTATTAGAAATAATAGAATTATTATTAAATAAAAAAAAAAAATATATGATATTTAAAAAAAAAAATATAGATATTAACAAATTTTTAGAAGAATCTTTTAAAGAAAAAATTAAAGATTTAAATTATTCAATTAATGAATTATATAATAATATAGAATTACAAATTAATGAAAATTATAATAGGGTATATAATATTACACAAAAATTAAAATTAATTAATAAATATATAGCTGTAATTAAAGATAATAAAAAACAAATAAATACTACAAGATTTAAAGATATATTAAAAGCTTATAATATAAATATAGAATTTGAATTAGACGATGAAAAACAAGTTAAAAAATATTTAATAGAAAATCTTTTTTTAAATAATAAAACCAATATCTTAAATAAAGATAGTATAAATCCAGAATCTATAAATTTTCACAAATTAGATAAATTTTTTGAAATTTTCAAAAATTTAAGTTTAAATAAACAAATTGAAATACTTGAAAAGCGCATTTTTGAGAGACCATTAACTAATAACGAATATAATAATATTAAAAAATTATCACATACTGGAAAAATAAGTTTATTAACACTTTCAGAAGAACGGTTAGTAGAATTAAATCGGTAATATAATTAAACCGCTTGTTATGTGAAAAAAAACAATTACATTTAAAATGACAATAAAATGCTTTTTATATTACCATCTTCAAGAAAAAATGCAATACTTTTTTAGATTACTTATTACACTAAAAGTGTTTTCAGCAAAGAAATAAAAGTTTCCTATATCAAGGATAAAGGGATCAAAGTCTTAGTAATCTTTTAAACTATAAAAATTATTATTATAGTTTTAAAAATATGTATTTAATAGAAGTATATTAAAAAATGTCTGGATCAAGAGAAGCTGGTATTTCATTATCACAAACTCTTAGAACATCGATATCTAGCATACCAGAAACGACTTTAAAAAGTTTAAAAAAAGACACAAATAACTTAGCTGGTCCAAGTAAAAAAATAAAAGAAAGTGCATGTAAAAAATACTTAAATGAATATAAAAAATTAATGCGTGGAGAAATAAATACTATATCACATCCTGCAACAGGTAAACCATTATCAAGACAGGATAGAATAGATTTTATTGCTAACCAATGTGCAACAGCTTTTAATTTAAATTTAAATTTATCAGGTAGCAAAAGTAAGAGTAACAGCAGTGGTTCAGAAGAAGATAGCCCTTATAAAAACTTAAAAACTTTAACATTTAATGATATAGATAATATATTAGAATATCCGACAACAAAACTATATACCAAAACAAAAAATATTAATTCATTATTCACTAAAAAGACATCTAAATCAGAAGAAATATTAAGAAAATATTTAGAAGATGTAGAAATACAAGATGAAAATGTATTATTATATAGAAAAATAAAAGCATATATAAAATCTGAATTTTTAGCATCATATGATCCTTTTATGGATGTTAAAAGTTTTAATAATGCAATTAAAAATGAATATGAACAACTTGTTTATGGAGGAGATATAAATGATAAAGTTCTAAATGTATTAAAACTCTCTGAAGAATTATTTAAAGAGGCTATATTATATAGTGAAAATAATAAAAATGCTGATGATTACAAAGAACGTGTTAAAGAAAATTACTATAAATATTATTCGGTTGAATTCATATTATTAGCATTAAAAATATTATATTCAGATACACGTGAAATGATGATTATGCAGCATAAATTAATATTACTTGATAAATTAATTGAAGGTACAATTAATATAACTGATGCTGATGCTTCTAAATCTTTTGATAAATCACGCAGCTGGTCTGCTTCACCAGAAGATCCTATACTAAAAGCTCAATATAATACTAATAAAAAACAAGAATTAGAAAGAATAATGAATAAATCAAATTATGCAAGCAGTATAAATGATTCTGATTTTTATACAATGGATGAATGGGTAGATATGCCTTTAAGTAAATTGCAAAACGTAATAGTAATACCATATAATGAAGGAGGAAAAGTATATGCCAATGCTTATTATATTAAATCTCTATATACTGCTTGGTATTTAGCAGTAAAAGATGCTAAACCATTTTTAAATCCAGCAAATAGAAAACCATTTAGTAATGATGATAAACAAGCAATATTAACAATGATACATAACTTATATCCTGGTATAAAAGAGCCAAGATATGGTACTCAAGGTGGTAGATCAGATATAGTTATAACTTATACAAGAGATTATTATTATGGAAATAATAATATTAAAATAGAAATAGCATATTTATATAAAAATCCTCACAATAACATAAACTATGCAAGCCCAATTAGATTACCTTTAATAAATATATATTTTCCACATAGTTTTGTTTATGCTAATGACAATGATGATGAAAATGAAACAAATGTATCATTAGCCTATAATCCTGCATTTTTATTTGATATGATTAATAAGTTAATGAGAGAAAATAAAATTGTAGGTAAAAAGATACCTTTAAAGATAGCCGATCCATTTTTATCTTTCAATACTAAAATACTAAATAAGGCTGAATATATTAGATTTTTTGATAAATTAAAACATATGATATAGGTATTATAATTTAGATCTTTCACCAATATAATAACATACGTACCCCATATTTGTCAATATTTTATTATATTTAGATAATTCATTAACATGAATTTTAGTATTTGGTAATTTATTTTTAATACTATTTAAATCGTGATAGTTTATAGTTATATATTCTCCATTTTTTAAAAAAAAAACATTTTTGTCTTGGTTCATTTTATATTATAAAGATATAATAGTTATATATAAAATGAGTACATAATTTATAAACAATAGAAATTTTAATAAAATTATAAAATAAAAATAAAAATAAAATTATGTACTCATTTTAAAATAATTAATAGGTTCTGGATCTTTTTTTAGCACCACCTAATAATTCGTCTAATTCACCACCTTTTTTTAAGGTTTTTTTATTGCCTTTGGATCTGGATCTTTTTTTAGCACCACCTAATAATTCGTCTAATTCACCACCTTTTTTTAAGGTTTTTTTAGAGCGTTTGGTTCCAGATCTTTTTTTAGCACCACCTAATAATTCGTCTAATTCACCACCTTTTTTTAAGGTTTTTTTAGAGCGTTTAGTTCCAGATCTTTTTTTAGCACCACCAGATATATCAAAACCACCATCTTGTAAAACTTTTAAATCATTAATTGAAATTTCGTCAGCAATAATATCATTACCTCCTTTTAATTTGAGCTTGGTTTTACCACCTAACATGTTTTTTATTTCTTCAATATAATTATAATCTGAATCTGAATCCCCACCCTTTTTATATTTATTTATTCTTTTCTTAAGACCTTTTCCACCATCCATATCATTATTTCCACATCCAGTACCTCCTTTTTTCTTAAGACTTTTTCCACCATCCATATCATTATTTCCACATCCAGTACCTCCTCTCTTTTTATTTTTTTTTCCTCCCATCATTTCATCTTCTAATTTGGCCATATTCGGTAAAGATAACCCCAAATCTTTTCCCGTCATAACAACATCTTCACCACCAGACACACCCCATTTTGTTTTATATTGAACATTACCACCATCCATATTGTAGCCATATCCTTGACCACCTCTTTTAACAACCTTGCGTTTAACAACCTTGCGTTTAACAACCTTTTTTTGTGTTAATTTCTTAGCACACATTTTTTTGTAGTTAGTGTAGCTAATTACTTTACCTTTAGCGGTTTTATACATTACATATAATTTGTTGCTTCCCGTTTTTTTATATACATTGATTTTTTTCGCTTTTCCTTCAATTTTTTTAGTACCTACTTTTTTATATTCTGTCATACGTATCTATTATTGAATAAGAAAAATTATTGAACGCGGCATATATTAAATATGAGTTTATTTATTTTTTCTATTCAATTATGTTATTATAATTAGGTATAATATTATTATTTTTTTTCGATTCTATTTTTTGTGCTATAAATTCCTTTTTATCCTCTTCTAAAATTACAGTTGATAAGCCAACAACTTTGCGATTTAATATATATTCTATAACAAAAAATGCTACAAAAATTGTAAATAACCATGCTAAAATGAGTGAAATCAAATTAAATAATTTAAAACTAATATATAAAATTATAGGATGTAGTTTTAATGAAATTGATAAATATCCAAATAAAAAACTACAAATAGTCAACGCGATTGGTTTCAATATTTCATCAATTAGTTTTTTAATAAAATCTGAAGTAGCAATACCGATTGTGAAACCAGATGCAGCAATTAAAACCTCATGTTTAAAAATATATTCTTGAAAATCTTTATAAAAATTTTTAGACAAAATATCAAGAAACATTTTATATACTTATCTTAATTTAATATGGGTATATTTAATTATTATCATCTTTAATATTTGCAATTATGTCTATAATTTTATATGTAATAATATCTTATCCTTATTTTTATAATATAAAAAATAAATAATATTTATAAATATAATGGAAAGTAATAATAGAGTATATGATGAATTATCACTAACAAAAAAAATGTGTAAAATAATACATACATTACCATCAATTGATAAGAAATATATTTGTTTATATATGCATAATCAAATAGAAACAAAAAAAACACATTTTAAAAAATGGAAAAAAAATATCAAAATAATTAATCAATAATAGAATTGGTATTATGTTTATTCCAAATATCATGACAAAAAGTTCTTATACCAATGTTCAGGATTAGCAATTATATAATTACATGTTTCAATAAAATCTATATCATTATAATAATACTACTTACCAATATAATTAGATAATCGATAATTATATTATTAAGATAATTACTATCTAAATATTATTATAAAAATAATTTAAACATATATTAATATAATTATATAATAATGTTTAGATCTATATCAAAACCATTTAAACGATGGGCATTTAATAGAGCTAAAATATATACAAACTATTATATTAAAATATATAACAAAAAATATATCATTAAATTTTTAAATAAAAGAAGGAAACTTGCGAAACTAAAAAATAATAATAGATTAATTATATTGATAGATAAACTAATTGATATAGACTTACTTGACAGTATTTATATTAATTTCAATAATAACATTATATATAATGATAAAGAAGAAGAATCATTAATTTTATTGATTAATACACATTTAATTAATACATCAGATATAGTAAATATTTACGATTATGTATTTATTTTTGATTTTGTAAATTATATAATTAATTTAAATAATATTAAAAAAAAAGACTTAGGTCTTGATCATTCCAAAGTAAGAGAATATTGGCTAAAAAGAGGACCAAGAATATTTATAACATCTATAATATTTGTTGTTATAAATTATTTACTATATAGATATTTCAAAAAAATAGATTATGAAACAAATATATATTTAATATCAATAAATATAATTGCATTATTTTTGTCATTTTATATGTTATATTATAGATTACCAGATAGTATTGAATCAGCTGTGGCAAGAACAACACATGACTATTATGTTAAATATAAGGAAAATTTATCATTATTTGCTTAAAAATTAGTTGAAAGATAGTAACATTAATCCAATTGTTGTAAATATTATACCTAACATACCTCGTTCAGAAATTTTAAAAGATTTATCATTATTATTATAATAATAAGTATATAATAATAATATCATAATTTCCAGAGACACAAATGCTCTGAAGTATGCTGGATTCGGACATACTTTGATAATATAATAGCTTAATAAAATTAAAAAGAATACAGTTAATGAATATATATAATATTTAGGTTTATAAAATTCGTCAAAATGATCAGAATAAAATGATAAAAAATATGCAACGCATAATATTCCAACCAATGTATTAACAATTACAGGAAATACGTATTTAGGTGTTTCATCAATTTTCAAAAACATAATCAAACTTGCAGAGATAAAGCTTCTAAATATCGATAAAGGAACCCAATACATAATATAATAATGTCTATATAAATGTAATAAAATAAAAAAAATGATTAGTAAATATAATAATCATATACCATAAGTTCAAAATGGATCAGAAAAATTTCGTAGTATCATTTGTTAATAATGACGAGAATACTAATACTGTTCTCACGCGATTTAATAGCCAAATAATGGAGATGATGATTGAAATTAATAATTCAAATAATTATCAAGAAGCACAACATAAAAAAATCGATATTATTCGTGAATTTATTAATTCAAATAAATGGGACGTGGAATATCTTATTTATATACACGGTTTTGAATTAGCACTAAGTAAGTATATCAATAAATTTAAAATATTTAATAGTAATCCATCAGTTTTAGTTACCGAATTAGCAATTATGATAATAAATGATATTATTAATATTTATGAAAGTCAAGTTGTAAATTCTGAAATATCAGAATCTTTTGATAGTGACTTACAATTTATGGAAGATCGTTGTGAATTCAATAAAATCATTGAATTACTGATATCGGAAAATACAAATTATTAATACAAATTTAAAGCACTTTTAATCTTAATAATATCATCTTTAATTTCTTTATTTTCTTTTTTTAACTCTTTATTTTCATTTTTAATAGTTTCTAATTGTTTAGAAATTTCTTTTATAGCTTCGACAAATACGGGAGCCATTTTTTCATAACAAATTGTTAAGTAATTTTCTCCAGATTTAGATATAATTTTGCCATTTTTATCTCTAATAATGTCAAATGGTGCTAATTTAACAATTTCTGGCAATACTTTTTGCACATCTTGGGCACTTAAACCAATTTCTTTATCATTATTAAAACCATTTTTTACAGCTATGTCATTTGGTTTATAATAATATCCTTTAAGATTGTTAATAATTTCTAAAGGTTTATCTATATTTGATATAAAATCCTTCAATCTATTATCAGAATAATATGCTGTTATAAAACCTGTTGATACAATATTACCGATTACATGTAATCTTTCAACAGGATCAATACTAATACCACCAATATTTTCTTCAAAATTTAAAGATGGACTTGTACCAATGCCAACAAAACCGTCTTTATTAATACGTAGTTGTGTTTCCGAAGATCTTTGTAAGTTGATTATACTACCTGAATTTACGTGATCACCTGAATCAATTACATTATTATATATTTGGTTAATTTTAAGAATACTATTTGCATCAGAACTTTCAACATCTAATGATTTGATTGTAAGTTCTGATGCTTTTGAAAGATCAATTGTTCCCGTAACATGTAGACTACTTTTAATAACAACAGGATTATCAAATGTAAAGCGATAAGTATCAGGATCAGATGATATATAGAATTCTTTTGATGTGTTAAGAATTACATCATCATCGGGAATATCTCTTATTGAAAAAAATTTATTATACCAACCTCCATTTAAAGTACTTTCTAATTCACCACTTATTGTATTAGGTTTATCTTCAGGAATAGCTATATCATCAAGAGTAAATATGTTAATTCTATTCGAAATTTCATTCGATGTATATTCTAACATATCTTTACCATTAATTTTAAAAACACCATTAGATGTATTAATATCACCATCTACATCTAAACGATAATTATTAGTTACAATAGGTATAGTACCTATACCGACTGAATGTGTAGAATTTGGAGTTCCTGAAGGATACCATATTCTATTTTCTTCTTGTGTCCATTTAGATGAGCCTTGTGTTGCTAATGCTAATTGATCATCATCATTAAATTTAAAATCACCTTCAAAAATTTTTATCATACCTTTTGTGCTTGAAGATGCACCAGGGAAATTATCAAAATCGTCAAATTTTAATGGTACACCATCAATTATGATATTACTCCCAGCTGGTAATATGACATTTCCTTCTACTAATAAATTTTTATTTTCATTATTCCATTTTAATAATTCTGTTTGAGTTAAACTATATTGATTTTGACCAGATAAATTTCCAACTAATATACCACCTTTAATATTAAAACTATTACGTCCTGTACCACCTCTTGATACACCTAAAATACCAGACGATATATTTGTAGCATCAAGTGATGCTATTTCACTACCATTGCCTTTGAAGCGTGTAGCACTTAATTTGTTCTCACCTGGTGTCCAATTTAAACTTGCATTTTGATCTATTTTATTAACACCTCCAATTAATATTTGGAGTGGATTAATGTTATCAACACCAATACCACCTCTAATTACTGGTAATATACCATCAGATATATTATCAGTATTTATTAGTGTAACATTACTTCCTATAGATTCTATTTCGTGACATTTTATATTTCCAATAACATCAAGTGATATATCAGGATTAGATACACCAATTCCAACATTACCATTAAAATAACTATTGCCATAAACATTAAATAAATTACTGTTTAAACCATCTTGTTCATAATTAATATTAATAATATTAATACCTTGATCTTCCTTCCCAATAAGATTTGTAATGTGTAATAAACCGTTTAAATTAACATCTCCTTCGATATCTACATCATATTTAGGATCGCTATTATTGAAACCTATCATCCCATTTTCTTTAACGGTAAAATAATCTATATATGTTCCGTCATAAAATTTTGATTTATTATTTTTTATATTATAATCTCCTGATTGTGTAGATATTTGCCATACCATTATATTAAAACTCTATTATATCTTCTATTATTATTTTTAAATATATAATATTCATAATATTAATTCATCTCCATAAAATTTACTATTAGTTTCATATATTTTATATTTATTTATTGTTTCTTTTTTATAATTTGATAAAACTGTTTTACCCATATTGAGATCATTTAATATGTTTCGCTGCTTTGTTTTGGGATTAATATTATGTTTATGATTATAAGCCAATTTTTTTTCTTTATTGGCGTCATACCATTTTTTATAATTTAAGCGTTTCTTTTCGGCTAAAGAAATATCATTTGTATTAGGTTTTTCTTCTATTTTAATTTCTTTTATTTCTTTATTAATAATTACATCATTTATATCTTCAATTTTTTTATCTTCGCTTTCATATTTTAAATAAAATCTTTCAATTACATCGCGCGATGTTCGCATTCTTGTTTTTATTATTTCTTTATGTTTATTACTACTTGTTGGATAATAATATGACACAAATGCGCTTCTAAAACCATCTATACAAATGTTTTTTTCATTAGATACTTGTCTTAACATATCACATATAGTATTAAAACTTGCTTTAGAAAAATTTTGTTTTTGCCAATTATCTTTACCAATAAATAGGTAAGGTCTTGGATAAGTGTCAAGTGAATATTTAATTAACCTTGCTAATTTTTTATTATAATCTTTAATATGTGTACTATCTAATTTATAAGTAATACCTTTGTGATTTTTAACATTTTCATTGAAAATGAATTTTATTATTTTGGATACCTTATTATTTTTAAGTTTTTTAAATAATATATAATTGCTTTCTTTAATATTATTAACATCATATATAATATCCATTGAATATTTTTCATGTCGCGAAGGATAGTCCAAAATATTTAAAGCTAATGCAAGTATAATTTGATGTTTATTATAAATATCATTATTATGTTTCATACCATTTTTTCTATCTTTTTTCAATAATTTGTTTATTTCTGTTGTATAATCTTTTTGCAATGTATCTAATATTTCAAGTAATTTATCATATTTAATAAATTGTCTTTTTTCATTTTCAGTTACTATCATATTATCATCATCTCTATTATTTTCTAGTTCAGTAAAAGCAACTTGTAATGCTGACATTTTATATCTTAACTCACTTTCTTCACCAACTAATAATTTTATTACTCTAACTAATGTTTTAATATCTTTATTAATAGTTGCTAATGAACGTCTGTTATCATTATGATATTTAAATATTTCTAATAATAACTCGCGATTATTTATTGCAACCCATGATAAATTATCTTGATCGATATATTTTGTAAAATTTGAAAATGTTTTAATAAAGAACTGGATGCGATTTGCATATCCAGCATCTGTCTTAATATTATTAGCCTTTTGATCGTTTGTGTAAAGAGATTTATATTCACCTGATTCAAGTTTATTTAAACTAATTTCATTAATAATTTTTTTTTTATTATCATTATTATTCCAATTATAATCCAATAACATTACATTATTTTCCCAAGCATTTTTGCAAGTTTTACCCAATTCATCACAATGTTTTTTATAATCTTTGAATAAAACTTTTAATTTCCAATGATTATTATGATATAATTCAGTTAAAGAAGTCGATATTTTATCATCTATTTTTTTTAATTCTTTATAATTACTTAACGATTTAAATAATTCAACTTTAGACATAATCTTATTACCTTTACTTTAATATATATTAAAATATCATTTTTTCATATATATATATATAAATGAGTACATAATTTAATAAATATTTAAATTTTTTAAATTATAGTTAATTAGTATGAATTGTAAAAACGTGATATCTTTAAAACAATATGGTCCTACATGTTGGTTTAATAGTATATTAATGGCAATACTATATAGCGATGAAAGTAGAAAATTATTATTAAAAAAATCTAAAAAATGGAATAAAAGAATACTTTTATTTAAAACGATTGATTATATATTGAAAAATAAATATTTACGCACTGATAGTACAAGCAACGATTATAAATATTTTGATAAGATACGTCCAGAATATTTATTAGATAAATTATATAAATATAATAGAAAAAAGTTTATATTTGATTTAAAAAAACACAAAGGAGGTTACAAATCTGAAATGTATATCAGAAAGGTATATAAATTACTTGGTGTAAAAGTATTATATTTAGATATAGTATGTGATAATAAGCTATATTACTCTTTATTTAATAATATTCATGATATTAATATAGTAGGTGGTTTAATAAAATATAATTATAAATTTGTAAGTGATAAAACAGTAAAAGAGAAATTTGAAAATCCAGATATCATAATATTAACAAATTATAAGGATAAATGTAAAAATATAAAAGTATACCCAAATTATTATAAGATAGATGAAAAATCTATATTATACAAAACAGCTATTAAAATGGCAAATGAATTAGTTCTTGATAATGGTGATAAATATGTACAAGATTCAGTTTTACTAAATAATTGGAATAAAGGAGTTGATATTGGAGGTCATTCGATAGCTGGAATAACATGTAAAAAAGAAAGGTATGTTTATAATGGATGGACACGTACAACATTGGACCCAAATATTAAAGATATAAATCCAGAAGATATTAATGTATGGGAAGAGGCATTAAATGGAAAAGGGTTATTATTTTATTATAATAAGCATTTAAAAAAATCAGTGTGGAAATTACCAAATAATGCTAAAATAATAAAAATAAGTGATAAAATATCAATACCATGTGAATTAATGAAATATAATTGGAATGTAAATAAGAATAGTGATTTTTGTTTAAATCCCAAGAAATGTATATTAGATAAAATGGACCCCAAAGATTTGTGTTTTTCATTCAATAAAGGAAGTAGATGTATTATTTATATTAAAAAAACTGGAGAAAACACACCTATAAGTATAAGTAAACCTGAAAAGAAATGTGAAGAAGGTAAAGTTCTCAATCCATTAACCAATAGATGTATTAAAATTAAAACA